GATCGCCTGGAAGTGGAAACGGTCGCATGGGGCATAGGCGAAGAAAGCTGGTCCGTGGATTTCACCGTGCTATGGGGCGATCCGTTGCGTGATGAGGTTTGGCAGGATCTAGACGACTATCTCGCCACAACATGGCGCCATGAGTCTGGTGCTCACCTGGGCATTCTGTCGGCGTGCCTCGACACCGGCGGCAGCACCGGTTATACGCAGAGAGCTTACGAATACGTCCGTCAAAAAACTGGCCGCCGCCTGTATGCGATCAAAGGCGTCGGTGGTTGGGATCGCCCTGTTGTTACATCCCCCTCACGCAAAAAAACAGGCAAGGCTCAGCGCAAAGTGGATCTGTTTTCCGTGGGCGTAGACGAGGGCAAGCTCACCGTTATGCGCCGGCTGGCGGTTACCGAGCCCGGCCCTGGCTTCAGCCACATACCCACAGACCGCGAAGCCGAATGGTTTCATCAGATCACGGCCGAAAAACTGGTCACCAAGTACATAAAAGGCGTGGCAAAGCGCGAGTGGCACCAGACCCGCCCGCGAAACGAGGCGCTGGACTGCCGAGTGTATGCCTACGCAGCGCTAAAAATTGCCAGCCCTCACCTAAAGCGTCACCTGGAACGCTTGCTGCGCGACGCCGAAGACACTGACGAAACCCCCACTACACCCAGCAAAGCGGTAAAGCTCAAGGAACCACTGCCAGCGGAGACACCAGCGCCCAAGCGCAAAACTAGGGCCATAACTTCAAGGCCCCGTACAAGCTGGGTCAATAACTGGTGACGCATGGCGCTAATCCCCAACAAGATCACCGCCGGGCTTACGTTAAGCCTGGCCTTTGGTCTGGCGAACTACCCGGGCCCGCAATGGTCTAGCCTACTGCTGCTGCGCGGGGCGGGCCACATTGACCTTGAGGGCCTGACCGAAGATAAGTTGCACATCATTAGTGATTCAGCAGCCAATACCAGTAGCTGGTTACCCGGCAATTACTTTTACAGCTTGCGCGTGACCGACGGCACAGACACCCACGAAATCGAATCCGGATCGCTTGAAGTGCGCCCTGACCTGGCCCAGGCAGACGCCAGCTTTGATGGTCGCGCCCATGCCGAGAAAGTATTGCAGTCTATTGAAGCTGTTATCGAGGGTCGTGCAACTCGCGACCAGGACAGCTATCGCATAAACAACCGTGAACTGCGCCGCACCCCCATCAGCCAGCTTCTGAAGCTGCGCGACCTGTACCGCCACGAAGTGGCACAACTCAAGGCCCGCCGGCGCGGCAAAGACACGCTCGGGCGAACCATCCTGGTGAGGTTCGGACATGGCGTTTAATTTTTTCAAAAAGCGCGAGCCGAAAACAGAAGGCAGCGCCAAGCCCAAGGTCCGCAGCCACCGCATGCCACAGATGCTTCGCCGGTCTTTGTTGGAGCAAGCCAGATCTGACCGCCTAACCGGTGACTTACCCACAGTGCCGGTTCCTGCTGACGACTTTGTAACGAAAAACCAAAGACCACTGGTTGCTCGCGCCCGCCACCTGGCACTAACCAACGACTACGCCCGTGGTTTTTTGCGCCTTTGCCGCCAGAACATTGTGGGGCATCAGGGAATTAACCTGCAGGCCATGTCTCGCGACTCGGATGGCCGTCTGGACGAATCAGCCAATGACGCAATTGAGGCCGACTTCCGACGGTGGGCCGCTCGCGGTGTTTGTGACGTCAGCGGTAAGCGGTCTTTGCGCCAGATTTTAAGCCGCTCAGTGGAAGATGCCGCGACAAACGGCGAGTACATGATAAGGCTGGTTTTCGATGCCAGCATTAACGATTGGGCTCTGGGCCTGCAGCCGCTCGACTCACAACGGTGCCCGGTAGACTTCAACGTCGACAAGCTGACCAACGGCGAATTTATCCGGCATGGCATTCGCTATAACCGCTGGGGCCGGCCCATTCGGTTTTTATTTACGACCACTGACGAGTCTGAATCTGATTACAACTACGGCGGGCGCTATTACGTGAGCCTGCCGGCTGAAGAAATAGTGCACGGCTACATCGAAGACCTAGTTGGGCAGCGCCGAGGCCTTCCTTGGATGGTCACCGCCGTCATGCGCATGCACAACCTGAACGGATTTGAGCAGGCAGCGCTGGTGAATGCCCGCGCCTCCGCGGCTAAAGGCGGTTTTTTTGAGTGGGACGAAGGTTTTGGCCCGCCCGATGACGATGACGCCGACCGCAGCCCAATGTATATGGACGCCAGCCCCGGGAGCTATGACGAGCTGCCCCCGGGCCTGCGATTCAAAGAGCGAAGCCCGCAGTTTCCAAGCGGCGAAACCGGACCATTTTCGAAGCAAATGATTCGCGGCATGGCTACTGGGCTAGGCGTGCAATACAACAAGCTGGCCAACGACCTCGAGGGAGTTAACTTTAGCAGCTTGCGCGAGGGCTCCTTGACTGAGCGCGACGGATGGAAGGAGCTCCAGGAGTGGCTGATTGAAACACTGCTTGACCGAATCTACGAAGCTTGGCTGCCCCGCGCCTTGCTCAAAGGCATACCAGTGGGCACCCGTACAGGCGCAAAGCTTCGCCCAGAGCAAATCGAAAAATACCGCGAACACTCTTGGCAGGCTCGCAGGTGGGACTGGGTGGACCCCGACAAAGACTCAAAAACCGCTGCGCGTGACGTGGCCAACAAATTCAAAAGCCCGTCGCAAATTATCCTTGAGCGCGGCGGCGATCCTCGCTCGGTGTGGCGCCAGTGGGCGGCAGATCGCCAGGCCATGATTGCTGCCGGCATTCCCGAAGCCATTGTGGATGCCACCCTTGGTAGCCCAATACAAACACCCACGGGCGGCAACGCGCCGACCCAGGAGCCGAGCAATGATTAAAAAACCTCAGGACCGGCAGCTGACTCCGGTAAGGCAAAATCCGCGCCCTGAAGCTCAGGCCACCGATAAGGTCCGAGCAGTTGAAGGGTCTCTTCAAACCCGAGCCATCACCGACGAGCAAACGCGAAAGCTGAAAACGGAAAACATGCACCGCGATCTCGTCATGCACGAAGCGCGGGCGCTGGACGAAGAAAAGCGCACTGTTGAGCTAGCGTTTTCCAGCGAAACCGAAGTGGAGCGTTGGTTCGGAATTGAAGTGCTAGATCATAAACCAGGCGCGATGCGAACCGCACGCCTGGAAGGTGGAGCCGCTCTGCTAGTCAACCACGACTGGGATGACCAGGTAGGCGTTGTTGAGTCCGTCACATTAGGTGCAGACCGGAAAGGCCGGGCTGTGGTGCGCTTTGGCCGCGGGGCTCGGGCGTCCGAAGTGTTTCAGGATGTTATTGACAACATTCGGCGCCACGTATCGGTGGGCTACGCAATTCATAAGGTTGAATTTGAGGAGCGCCCCGGGCTTGCAGACATGGCTCGCGTTACTGACTGGGAGCCTCACGAGATCAGCATTGTGTCTGTTCCGGCGGATGTTTCTGTGGGCGTGGGTCGCTCAAAGGAACCACTGCCAGCGGTGCGTGACGTGGCTGGCGGTGATAATCCAGATATTAATTCAATTACGAGCCCAACTATCAGGAGCGCTCAAATGAACGAAAAAATTCTTCGCGACGAAAAAGGCAACCTTGTTCGCGCCAAAGTAGACGAAAACGACAAGATCGTTGAAGTCCTTGAAATTATTGAGCGTGCCGGTGCAGCCCACGCTGAAGCCCGTAATGCTGGCGTGCAAGCGGAGCAGGCCCGCGTAAAAGCGATTATGGATATGGGTCGCCAATATGGAAACCCTGATCTGGCATCCACGTTTGCAGGCGAAGGCAAAAAGCCTGAAGACTTCCAGCGCGCACTGCTGGACGCAATGCATGGCGATCGTGCCAACACACTGGCAGACAATGCCAGCGGCACCCGCGAGCTCGGCAGCATTGGCATGTCAGACGGCGAAGTGCGCCAGTACAGCTTTTTGCGTGCCATTCGCGCGATCGCCAACCCAACCGATCGCCGCGCCCAAGAAGCGGCGGCGTTCGAAATGGAAGCCTCAAGAACCGCTGCTGACAACATGGAGCGTGACGTTGAAGGTTTGGTTGTTCCCCCCGACGTTCTACGCCGCGCCCTGAACACCAGCACAACCGGTACTGCGGCAGGCGACACCGGCGGAAACGTTGTGGATACCACGCTGATGACCAGCTCGTTTATCGAGTTGCTGCGCAACCGCGCGGTTGCTATGCGCTTGGGCACGTCCATGGGTGGATTGGTTGGCAATTTTGATCTGCCAAAACAAAACTCCGGGGCTGGCGGCTACTGGATCGGTGAAGACGCTGACGCACCGGAAGACACTCTGGAGCTTGGCCAGATCGGCCTGCGCCCTAAGACGGTTGCAGCGTTGTCAGAAATCACCCGGCGCATGTTAATGCAGTCATCTATGGACGTTGAAGCCCTGGTGCGCTCTGACCTGGCAACAGCACTGGCGCTGACCATCGACAAAGCGTTCTTCTACGGCACCGGCGCAAGCGACCAGCCAACAGGCATTGCGAACACCTCCGGCATCAACGCGGTGACGTTTGCAGCAGCTGGCGCTCCCACCTACGCCGAAGTGGTCAAGATGGAGTCCGAGATTTCAGCTGCTAACGCGGACGTTTCTTCCATGGCTTACGTTATGGCATCTGCCCTACGCGGAACCATGAAGACTACTGAGAAGTTTTTGGGCACCAACGGCCAGCCCATATGGGAGCCGGGCAACAGCGTGAACGGATACAACACCGAAGTGACCAACCAGATTCAAACCGGTGACCTGATCTTCGGTAACTTCGCAGATGCCATCATTGGCATGTGGGGCGGACTGGAACTGACCGCTGATCCGTACACCCACAGCGCCAAGGGCCGCTTACGCATCGTAGCCATGCAGGATGTAGACATGGTTCTGCGCAATGTTGAAAGCTTCTGCTTAGGCCGCTCCGCTTAACCCAAAAACCTGATAGGGGCTGCGCAAGCGGCCCCAGTTACGTGAGCATAATCATGGTCAAAAAAGCCCTAACCCTTAAGTGCACCAGCTCGTTTGTTGCTGGCGGTAAAATCATTACGCCAGGCGGCATTGTCCCTGGCGTGCCAGAGCAAGAAGCCAAAAGCCTGATTCGCCGAGGCAAAGCCGTACAGGTTGACTCTGACGAGCGAGCAGATTCAGATCTGTCTGAACTCAACGTTGCTGAGCTTAAAACATTAGCCGCCGAATACGACATCGACGGCGCAGACAGCATGAAAAAAGCCCAGCTAGTTGCAGCGATTGAGAAAGCAGAGGCTCATTAATGCAGTCGCTTGACTGGGAAAATCTGGACGACTTTCTGGATACAGCCGAATTTGCTGTATCTGGGGTTTTGTCGTTTCAGGCTGGCGGATCTGTATCGGTGAGCGTAATTTTCGACGACCCCTACCTGAACGCCCAGCTTGGCGAGTACGAGATGGACACCACCAACCCCAGGGTACTGGGCAAACTCTCTGAGCTAAAGCTCGCACACCGCGGCGACATCCTGACTATCGGCCCGCGTGATTACGATGTGCTAACCAGTGCCCAACCAGATGGTACCGGCATGGCAACCCTATCGTTGGCAGCTCGATAATGAGCTTTATCAATCTCGACATCCACGCTGACCGGCTAACCCAGCTGCAGGCTGACTTGCAGGCAACCGACGCGGATGTTCGCCAGGCACTGCGCAGCACGCTCGGAAAGATGGCGCGGTGGATGCGCACCAAGTCAGCTCGAGGCCTCTCGAAAGAATTGGACGTCAAGCAAAAGGCGATCCGTAAGAGATTGAAATCGTTTCGCATTAAATCCAAAGGCGATCAAACGGAAATCACGGTTTGGTATGGCCTTGACCCTATCGACTTCATGGACCTAACGCCCCGCCAAACACTCGCAGGCGTAAGTGCTGGCCGCCGCCGAGCGACCGGTGCGTTTATCGCTCAAGGCCGCGGCGGCGCCAAAAAAGTGTTTAAGCGAAAAGGTCGGGGTCGGCTGCCGATTGAAAAGCAGGTGGTGGAGATTCAAGACAAGGCCGATATCTGGATTGAGGATCAAATGCTTGGCGGCCAAGAGTTCGACGCGCAATTTCTAAAAACATTTGAACGGGAGCTGGAATGGCGAACGCAGAAACGGAAATAGACCTGGACCAGCTGCACCAATCCATTCTGGCCAAAATCTCTGCGCAGTTCCCGGACTTACAAACGGTGGAGGACTACAGCCAAAGCCGACTTAAGTTCAGCGCTCCAGCTTGTTTCGTAGAGCTGACCCAGCTCGATGCCGGCGACAGCGACCCGGGCACCGAACAATTACAAGTTGCCGCCCGATTCGAGGCGCACTTGATCATCGGGTTTCGCCAGCCCAGCGCAAAGCGCGCGATCCGAAAGCTTGCCGGCGCATTCGCTGTTTTTATCCGAAACCAGCGCTGGGGCTTACCGGTTGGGCCGGCCCAGTTTGTAGCCGCGTCACCCGATGAAATGTCCGGCAGCGGAACAAATCCCGATCAGCTTAACCAGTACGAAGTCTGGACCATTGAGTGGGAGCAACAGATCCACCTGGGCGTGAGCGAGTGGTCCGGTACCGGAATTGAAGTGACCGAAGTGTATGCCGCCTGGGCGCCAGA